ACGCTGCAGAAATTATGATTGACATGGCTAAAGACATCAATGAACGTGAAGGAGATTTTAAGGTCAAAGTTAAAGATGGAAAATTTGTAGACACAATTCCTTGGAAAGACGTTAACATGGATGCTGACAAATATATGATGGAACTTTATCCAACTTCAGCTCTTTCAAATACTCCAGCAGCTAGATTGGCAGATGTTCAAGATTTATTGGCTGCAGGTTTTATTTCTAAAGAAGATGCTCTAAAGCTTTTAGATTTTCCTGATTTAGAGGCTTCTATGAACCTTTTAAATTCTGATGCTACTAACCTTGAACGTATTATAGAAACTATGATGGATAAGGGAGATTACTTCCCTCCAGAGCCTTACCAAAACCTCGAAAATGCAATCCGTAAAGTACAGCAAGCTTACCTAATGTATCGTACCCAAGGAGCTGCAGAGGACCGTTTAGAGCTTCTGAGACAGTATATGGAAGATTGTCAGAATCTATTGATCAAAGCTCAAACACCAAGTCCAGAGCAAAAAGCTGCCGAATTAGCGGCTGCTGGTGCGCCTGCTGCTGCAGCTCAAGTAGTAGGGGCTGACATTGCAGCTCCTGTTGGTGAAGAAAGTCTTATAGGTGAAGGAGCTTTGCCTTTGGGTGAAGAAGAGATTGTAGAAGAGGAAGAAGTAGTAGAAGAAGGTCCGGTAAGTGATGAGGTAATGGAAGAAGTAATGGCTGAAGGAGCTACAGGAATAGAAGCTCCACCACAATAATAATAAAATTACAATTAATAGAGGTCAATGACCGAGCATAAGCTCATCAAGTTATAAAGGAGATTTTAATGGAAAACCAAGAGGTTATGAACGAAACAGTTCAATACCAAACAGACAACGCAGAACCTATGGTAGATGCTTCTCAGATTTTCGAACCAGAAGCCGAAGCTGAAGGAGAAAGTCAGGAAGTAGGAGAAGTAAGAGAGCAAGAAGGAGAAGACGACCAGTTTTCACGCAAGTTCGCAGCTTTGAGCAGAAGAGAAAAAGATATTCGAGCAAAAGAAGCTGATTACGAATACCGAATGAGAGAGTTAGAGGAAAAGCTCCAAGAGCTACAAAATCCACCTGAAGAGCCTCAAGCTCCTATAGAAGAAAGATTAAGGCGTAATCCTTTTGAAACTCTAGAGGAAATGGGTTTAGGCTATGATAAGTTAACTGAATTAGCACTTAATGATGGGAAATTAACTCCTGAAATGCAAATGAAGTTAATGAGAGAAGAGTTAGAACATGGTTATAAGTCTAAATTTGAGGAACTGGAAGAAAGGTTGGCTCAAAAAGAACAAGAAGAAGAGTACAACAAATACGAATCTATAGAGACTAATTTTAAACAAGAAATAGATTCTTTCGTAAACGGCAAAGATGAGTTTGAACTCATTAATGCAAATGGAGCTAGTGATTTAGTTTACGATGTAATAGAAGAACACTACAACGACACAGGTAGAGTCCTTAATATGGACGAAGCCGCCGAAGCCGTTGAGTCCTACTTAGAGGACGAATTGGAAAAATTAATGAGTTTAGGAAAAGTAAAGTCTAGATTTTCTCCAAGACAAGAGCAAGTATTTAAAAGGCAACCGTCACCTACATTGTCAAACGCCCATTCTGCTCAGGCGTATCAAAGAGCAGATAGACCGTTATCAAATGAGGAGTCTGTAAAAGAGGCTGCTAAGCTAATAAGATGGGATGATGAAGGAAATTTAATATAATATAATATAACAAACAAAGGAGAATAAAATGGCTGCTTTATCCGCAACTGGTTTTGCTGCTGCCCTGAAACAACATTATACTGATGAACGAATTGAGAATATGGTTTACAAAGATAATCCATTTCTTGCTATGGTCGCTAAGTATGAAGATTTCGGAGGCGAAAACTTAAAACTTCCAATTAAATATGGAAATCCAATGGGTCGTTCTGCTACTTTCGGAACTGCTCAATCAAACGTTACTGGTGGTAACATCAAGGCGTTTTTACTAACTAGAATAAAAGATTATGCAATTGCGCAAATTGAAAACGAGGTACTTGAAGCTTCAAAAGGTAATGCAAATGCGTTCCTAGAAGCTGCCGTATTCGCTATCGATGGTTCAATTCAGGCTGCTACTCGTTCTTTAGCTGTAGCTCTTTATGGGAATGGTAAAGGTTCAATTGGTGTTGTTAGCACCTCTGATTCAACTACCATTACTCTTGCTACTACTCAAGACATTACTAACTTTGAAGTTGATATGTCTCTTGTGTCTTCTGCTGATGAGTCAGGTGGAACGGCAGGTACAGCTATTTCTGTAACTGGTATTAATAGAGATACTGGTGTTCTTACTATGGGTGCTGACCCTAGTACAATTTTTACTTCTACTTTGAAGTATATTTTTGTCGAAGGTGATTATGCTACAGATTCTACTGCTCTTTTAAAAGTTTCTGGCTTAGGTGCTTGGCTACCGTCAACTGCTCCTGGTTCTACAGATTCTTTCTTCAACGTCAATAGAAGTGCTGATGTTGATAGATTAGGTGGTATTAGGTTTGATGGTTCTTCTCTACCTATAGAAGAAGCTCTTATCGGAGCTGCTGCTAGAGCTGCTAGAGCAGGTGGAAAACCAGACTACTGTTTCATGAACTACTCTAATTTTGCCGATTTGGAAAAATCCTTAGGTTCTAAGGTTTCTTATGTTGAAAAAAACATTAAGCCGGAGATTGGTTTTAGAGGAATATTGATTCACGGACCTAGAGGTCCTCTAAACGTTATACCTGATCAAAACTGTCCTAATGGGGTAGCTTACATGATTCAAATGGATGTTTGGAAATTGTATTCTCTTGGTAAGGCTCCCAGAATTCTTTCTGGTGATGGGCTTAAACAACTAAGAGTTTATAATGCTGATGCTATTGAAGTTAGAGTTGGTTACTATGGTCAATTAGGCTGTAGGGCACCAGGTTGGAACGTAAGAATTGGTTTATAATTTAAATACTTGAGAAGTCCTTCGGGGCTTCTCTTTTTTGCTGCGTGTTGAATGACACTCAGACTAAAGGAGAAATAAAATGGCTAATCGAAATTTTAGCAGAGTACAAACTTTAGATAGAGAAATTAAGTTTCTTTTTGGACAAGCTTTGGTTACAGACGCTTCTGGCGCTGTTACACTTAACGAGAGTCTCAGTGCTGGTATTAAGAGCTTCACTTATGTAGCTCAAGGCGTTTATGATATTACTTTAGGAGTTCCAAGTGGAACTGCAGATATTTATCCAGCTTTGATATATTTCGGTCTTACAATGTTTAATGCAGCAGAAACAGGAACCACGGGGGCACTCGGTCAACTACAAGTTGATACTGTTTCTACTGATGGAGTTTTCCGTATTATGACATTGGACCATAACTTCGGGGCAAAGCATCCAAGAAATGGGTCTAAAATTAAATTTGTGGTCGCTGTAAAGAACTCTGACCTATCTGCTGTTGGTCGTGGCGTTCTTACCGAATAAAGGAGTCTGACATGATGATAATGGACCCAGAAAAAAAGAAGTCTGGTCTTGTCGTGGCTATCATGAAGAAGCTCAAAAACGGTAAAGAAGTTGAAGAGTCTGAAGTTGAAGAGTTCGACAAACCCGACTACGAAGAAGGTTACAAAGCTTCGGTCGATGAAATGTTTGATGCTATAAAGGTTGAAGACAAATCAAAATTTAAACACGCTCTTAAAAGTTTTATTAAGATGTGTATAGATTCAAAAGAAGATTAAAATTGGGGAGCTTCGGCTCTCCTTCTTTTAGGAGGTTGTAATGGCTGATTTTACTTTTAGTCAGTTAGGAACTAGAGTGAGAGAGCGTTGTGACATGGAGAATAATAACTTCATCACTGACTCCGAATTGGTAAACTACATAAATGCCTCGGCTGCTGAATTACATGATATTTTAATACAAGCTTATGGGGATGATTACTATATAAAAACTAAGGAGTTTAATACAACTTCTGGTGTTTCTCTATACCCAATTAATGATTCTACATCTTCATACGATTTAGCTATCAGTGACTTTTATAAAGTTAGAGGTGTAGATGCAAAATTAAATGGTGCAGATTTTTTTACCTTAGAGCCTTTTAATTTTAACGAAAGAAATCGTTATGCAAACTTTGGCTCTTGGAGTGTGTTAGGAATTACAAGTGTAAGATATAGATTTGTAGGAGATAACATTATGTTTACTCCTGAACCTGACTCTGCAAAAGCTGTTAAAATTTGGTATATTCCCACCGCTACTAAATTTACATATGATTCAGGAACTTCAACTACCAGTGGAACTATTAGCGTAATCCAAGGCTATGAAGAATTTATTGTTCTAGATGCAGCTATAAAATGTCTGCAAAAAGAAGAAAGTGATGTCACAACTTTAGTTGGACAAAAATTTGCAATGAAAAGAAGATTAGAGGAAGCTGCAAACAATAGAGATGCAGGAAGTCCTCTAGCTGTGTCTGATATTTATAATGAAAATAACAGATACTGGTGGGGAACTATAAGGACGTAAAATGGCTTTAAAGTTTTTTAAAAAGATAAATACAACTATAAAAGAACTATATCAAACGCAAGAAAATGTTGAGCAAGTTTTAAAACCTATATTAAACTCAGCTATAGTTGACGGAGTTTTGATCAAAGATATAGACGTAGGTACAAGTGACACAGTTGTAAATCACAAACTTGGTAGAAGTCCTTTGGGATGGATAGTCGTAAAGCGAAATGAAGATGCTGTTATTTATGAATCGTCAACTACAAATAATAACAGAGATAAAGTTTTAATACTACAAGCTTCATCGGCAACAACCGATACTTATTTTTGGATATTCTAGGATATAATTATGGCTAGTTCAGGAACATATTTAAACATTACTTTGCCCGATGTAGGAACTACCGTAGGACCAACATGGGCTACTGAGTTAAATGAAGCATGGCAATCTTTAGATTCTCATGATCACAGCAGTGGAAAAGGAAAACAAATTCCATCTTCTGGAATTGGTATTAATGCTAATTTAAGCTTCAGGACAAGCGGCGATACTGCAACCTCCTACTCTCCTACTAACATGCTTACAGCGAATTTTTTTAACAATGCTACAGCTTTATCAGGTACAGCCTATATTAACTCTGCGTTCAGTGGTGGAACAACTGGGGAACTTTACTACATAAATTCTAATGGTGATCAATGTCAAATCACAAATGGAACAAGTGTTAACGTTACCGGACAAGATTCATTATCTTATGGAGTAAGTTTAATATCAACTGCTTCTAGTTTAGCGTTTGCAGATAATTTTTCTCTATACCTTATAAACAGCTCAACAGCAGTAGCTATAACACTTCCTCTTCTTTCAAGTGGAACAGATGGTAGATTTTTTATA